ATCCAGAGGGATTTGTTGCTATTGACAGAGTGAGTGGTAATGCAGTAAAGTTAGTTGATAGAATGGAATTTAGTTTTAATAACTTTACAGCAATTAAGGCATGGGACAGATGAAGAAATTTAGTGAACTAACATCTGAACTGCTAGAAAGAAAAGCAGTTTCTATGGCTCAAAGAAGAGCGATGGGAAGAAGAATGGCGAAGATGGCAAAGTCATCTGCATTCAAGGCAAAGGTTGCACGAAAGAAAAAGAAACTTGCAACTCCAGAGATGTTACACAAACGTGCATTGAAAGCTGCAAAGGCAGTTATACTTCAAAAGTTTGCTGGGTTAAGTCCAGCGAAGTATATGCAATTGCCACCTGCTGCAAGAGTAGAGATTGATAATCGTATTGTTGCAAAGAAGGGTGCTGCGATTCAAAAGATTGCAAAAAAGATGATGATTAAACTTAAAAAACAAGAATTAGAAAGATTGAAAAAAATCAGACAGGGTGGAGATGAATGAAAAAGTTTTCTGAAATTATAGAAGCTCGTGGTGATACTGCTGTATTCACTTTTGGCAGATTTAATCCCCCGACTACTGGACATGAAAAATTAATGGAAGCAGTTGCTAAACAAGCAAAGAAAAACTCTGCTCCATATTATATTTTTGCATCTCATTCAGAGAACGCAAAGAAAGACCCTCTACCATATGCAAAGAAACTTGCATACATGAAGAAGATGTTCCCAAAACATGCAAGAAGTCTGGTTGTTGATAAAGCACGAAATGTATTTGAGATTGCAGTCACATTACACAACAAGGGACACAAATCAATCATTATGGTTGTTGGTTCTGACAGAGTTACAGAGTTTGAAACACTACTAAACAAATACAACGGAACTGAGGCAAGACACGGTTACTACGGTTTTGATAATATTGAAGTTGTATCTGCGGGCGAAAGAGACCCAGATGCAGAAGGTGTTACTGGAATGTCTGCATCTAAGATGAGAGCAGCTGCAATTGCAAATGATTTCGACCAGTTCAAACTTGGACTTCCATCCAACTTCAAACAAGGAATGTCTCTATTTAAAGATGTTCGTAAGTACATGGGTGTTCGTGAGTCTTTTGTTCCTAGAACAAATGTAATGACTGATGAAGATGTTGTTCGTGACTTATACTTGGAGAATAAGATTTTCTGTGTGGGCGATACTGTTGAAGATAATTATACTGGTGTCTCTGGTGAAGTTGTTCGTAGAGGAACTAATTATATTACCTTTGCAGAACAGGACGGAACATTACACAAGAAGTGGTTGTATGAAGTAAAACAAGATAAAGATATTAAAGACAGAAAAGGTACAGAACCAGCAAAGTATTATGCAAAAGATGCTGATGGTGATGCAATGTCTAAATCTACTAAACAAAAACGTGCGGCACACTTTGCAAAGAAAAAGGATGGCCCTGCTCCAGGCGATGGACATGCAGAGACAAAACCATCGAAGAGTACAAAGAAATTTAAAGATATGTTTGGTGAAGAAGACCCTTGTTGGGATACTCACAAGCAAGTTGGTATGAAAAAGAAGAATGGTAAGATGGTGCCAAACTGTGTTGCCAAAGAAGATTTTCAGTTAGATGAGAAGATTGAAGGACTTGTTACGAAAGCAGAAAAGTCTGGTGTACCTTATGGAATTTTAAAGAAGGTATATGACAGAGGAATGGCTGCATGGAAAACAGGACATCGCCCAGGCACTACGCCACAACAATGGGCATTCGCAAGAGTTAATTCGTTTCTTACAGGTGGTAAGACACGAACAACTGCTGACGCAGATTTATGGAAACAGGCAAAAGGTAAGAAGGAAGAGAGTGAAGATTCTCGTGAAATTGGAACTGATGCCTCTAGAGAAGAAAGGCAGAAAATGACTCCAGGCCAAGGAATCGTATCGTTTAAGGAACACACCGAATGCGGTACACCAGATTGCTGTAACGAATGTGCAGAATCTAGTCTAATAGAATCTAACCAATATCGTGTTGGTTCAGAAAATTACTACGAATTTTTTAATGAAAAAAGACGCCTTTATGAAAGTGGTGAGTTAAAACCAAATGCATTTGATAAAGAACTACTAGAAGGTGACATTGGTAAATATGCAATGTATGAAGGTGAACACGTTCCTTTGGACTGTCCTATGATGGAATCTGAGTATCAAGGGAAAGACGTTGAACTAAATAAACCAAAGGTCGGTGGTTCTAAGAAATACTATGTCTACGTTAAAGACGGTGACAAAGTAAAGAAAGTATCATGGGGTGATACAACTGGTTTAAAAGTCAAGTTGGACGATAAGGAAGCAAGAAAATCGTTTGCCGCAAGACATGATTGTGCAAACAAAAAAGATAAAACAACAGCAGGATACTGGGCGTGTAATTTACCACGGTATGCTAAACAACTTGGTTTATCTGGTGGGGGTAACTTCTTTTGGTAAACCCATATAGTGATTTAGGTATGGAAACTGATATCATGTTAAGAGAGTTTAAGCATGATGTTGATGAGAGTGAGTTAGTTTGGCATCGTGATAGAAGTGATAGAGAAATCACTGTACTTTCTGGATATAACTGGAAGTTGCAGATGGATAATGAACTGCCTGAGGAACTGAAACATGGTAGAATATATCATATCAATAAGATGGTTTACCATCGTTTAATAAAAGGAAGTGGTAAACTACTACTTAAAATTAGGGAAAAGTAAATGACAAGGTATAGCAAAACAATGATGGAATCCCTTGCAGAAGTGCGTGAAGGATTCTCACCAAAACAAATTAAGATGGCAATCGGTATTGCAAACGACCCACGTTACAAAGGTGGTAACTATAGTGGTGCAGTAAAACAGATTGAGAAAATCAAAAACGGATTGTCAAATCACAAACAGGTTGCGGCAGTTCTAAAAAGACTGAACACGGATTTTGACCCAGAGATTAAAGGTGATGACGAAGAAATGACTGAAGCATCTGCTCGTAGGGATGCAATGCGTCACGGTGCTGGTGGTAGAAGAGGAATCGACCCTGCTGACAGAGATGACGTAAAGGCAACTGATAAAGACCAAGAACTTGCAAAAAAGAATATGGTTATGCAGTTGCGTAGGTCAAAAGACACTAAAGGTAATGTTGATATAGAATTCAAAGATGGAAAGAAACAGAAGGTTGACCCTAAGTTTGTTGAGTTGTTGTTAAAAGCACATGACATGATTCAGAAACCTAGAGATAAAGAACAGTTTGTTCAGATGATTTCTAAGTCATATCGTGATATGCTTAAGACTGCTAAGATGGTCTCAAAACAACTTAGAATGGGTGAAGAAATAATTATTGAAGCAAAAGAAGAATACGTTTGTGAAGATTGTGGTTGTGAACAAGGTAATGCAGACCCTAACTGTGATTGCCCGAATGACTCCACTGACTTACAAGCATCTTATTGGATGAAGAAAGAAGAATTTGAAATTGATGAGATGAAGATGGATGACCCTAAGTTGAATAAGATATTCGACAAACTAAAGAAGGGACAAACCATTAAACTCAAGACTAGTTCTACAATCAGTAAAGGTAAAGACTTTGTTGATTATATTGTTAAGTCAAAGAATACAGTAAACAAGGGTAGAGTAGAAAAAGTCACACTTGTTACTAAAGGTAATGAAAAGTCAGTCAAGAAGTTCCTATACAAGAGAGATGGTAAAGTAACATTTGCTATCGGTGATATGGGTGCATCTATTGATGACATCAAAGAAGAACTTGATGAAGGACGTATGAAGGATTTGCATGGTTACATTGCAAAAGGAATGTCTGCAAAAGAGATTGCTAAGAAGATGAAACTTGATGTTAAAACAATCCAAGCATTGATGGATGAGACTGACTTAGATGAAGCAAAATCATCTACAGGTTACGAACTATATCACAAAGACTTTTCATCTGCAATGAAGCATGCATATGATTTTGCAAAAAAGAAATTTGGTATCGAAGTTGACCCTAAAGAGATTGATGATAAAGTTGCGACAGGGCCAAAGAAACCATCAAACGGAAAAACTAATTCTTACAGTCTAAAAGCAAAAGGTGGTAAGAAGGGTATTCAAGTACAGGTTTACAACACTGGTAAAAACTATGAGTTAAACATGTATAAAGAAGAGGTTATTTCTGAAGAGGAAGAACCACAGAAGTCTGATGGCGCTAAAGCTGTCGACCAAGGTCGAGAAGATAAGAAGAAAACTCGTATCGCACAATTGCAATTGCAAATCGCAAAAGCACAAGAAACTATAAACCAACTAAACGCACAGGAGAAGTAAATGTCCAAGTATCTTAAAACTAAAAAAGGTAGTATTGAGAGTGCTGTGCTTGAGGCAATGTCTCCAGCACAACAAGCTGCTATCGCAATATCTAAAAAAGAAAAAGGTGAGAAACCAAAAGAAGAAGGTAATGCTTTTGGAGCAGCACTGAACGCCGCAAAGGAAAAGGGTGATAAAACCTTTACTGTCGGTGGTAAAGAATATGATGTAGAAACAGAAGAAGCAAAAATTAAAGAAACCAACAAGAACGATAAGTCTGACGATGGTGAAGGTTTGGACGCAGTTCAACCTAAAGCAGTCAAGAAGAAATTCGATGATAGAAAAGACAAAGATATCGACAATGATGGTGACGTTGATTCTTCAGATAAGTTTCTACATAAGAAACGTAAAGCAATTTCCAAATCAATGGATAAAGAAAAGAAAGAAGTCAAAGAAGAAACACTTGCAATGAAAGCTGCAAAGCACATTGCATCCATGTGGGAAGATTCTGCAAAAGCCAAAGAAGCAAAAGTCAAAGAAGAAGAGGAAGAGCCTAAAAAGAAGGAATCCAAAACTGCAATGACAGGTAAACCAATGGCAGGGGTTGAAGTTAACCCGAAGGAATCTAAGGACAAGTAACATGAAAAGTATCGTGGAAGTCACGAAGATTAATGAAGAAGAACTTCCACAGATTTACTGTGACATGGATATGGTTCTTTGCGATTTCATTGGTGGGTATGAACAACTCACTGGTAAACAATTTGAGAAAACACCCAAAGACGAGCGATGGGAAGCAATCACAGGTAAGAAAGACTTCTGGCACACCTTACCTTGGATGCCTGGCGCTCAAAGGATGTGGAAATTGATAAACAAATATAATGCGAATATTTTATCTGCATACTCAAATAGAGATGGAAATAGTCGGAAGGGAAAGAAGTCTTGGTTATCCAAGAATGCAAAACCTACTGGTAAAATCCATCTTGTACAACGTGCAGATAAACAGAAGTATGCCACTATAGACGGTAAACCTAATATCTTGATTGATGATTATCTCAAAAATATCAAGGAATGGGAGTCTGCTGGGGGCATTGGGATACATCATACATCCCCAACAAACACTATTTCTCAGCTTAAGAGAAATGGATTTAGATAAATAGATAAGTAAACTTTAAACTAGGAGAACTATCATGGCCCTATGGGGAAATACAGATGCAGATGAAGCCAAACCAAAGTGGATGACATCAGCAGAAAAAGCAGACGTTTTCGCAACCGATAGAGGTTGGGTAAAACTTAACGGCAAAGGACTTGAAGAAGTTATTTGTTCAATCGGTGGATTGTCAACAGCAGTTGGCGGTGCAGATATTAACACAGCAGCATTCGTTTCAACAGCGTTTGACGTAAGTGCTGGTGGTAATGTTGATGTAAGACTTACTTTCAATGAGAAGGTAACTGTTACAGGTTCACCAACAATTACTATTACTAACTCACAAGCAGGTGGTGGTTCAGCTGCAACTAAGACTGCAACATATCAGTCTGGTTCTGGAACTAACAAACTTGTGTTTAGATGTACAATCGGTGCAGGCGGTTCAACTGTTTCAGCAGATGACGTATTGTCAGTTGCTTCACAAAACATTGCACTTGCTGGTGGAACAATCAAAGATACTGGTACAACAGTTAACTCTGGTGTTGCAGTTCCTGCTGGTACAGCCACACTTACAGCGGTTGCATAAGTAGTATAAACAACGGAGTATATAATGGCAAAAGATGATAAGACACTAAGTGTTAGTGAAATTGAACAGAAAAAAGTAGATTTGCAATCTGACTTGGACAAAGTGACAAGTCAATTGCAAAATATGGATAAGATGAAGGTGCAGTTACAAGCACAGGGGAATGCACTATCTGGTGCGATTCAACAGTGTGATGTGTTTCTAAACCTATTAGGTGAGTCGAGTCCCGACAAAACAGTACCCTCGCAAGACGATAGTGCGGCAGTAAATACTGCACTGAGTTGAGGGATTAAATTAACTAAGGAGAAAGAAAATGGCAGATAAAAAAATTACTGCACTTACAGATTTGGGTGCCGGAATAGCAGCAGAAGATTTACTTCATGTTATTGATGACCCATCTGGCAACCCTGTAAACAAAAAAATTAGTGTTGCTAACTTTTTCAACAACGTACCAACTTATATCGCATTAGACGATACAGTACAGGTTGTTGATACAACTACAGAAGCGGTTAACGTAACCTCTTCTATTTCGCATATCAATACATCAGTCGCTGGTGGAGCTCATGCGGGCGCACTTGCAAATGGAACTAACGGACAAATTAAAATCCTCACAATGGTTGCTGATGGTGGTAATTCTGTTGTTACTCCAGCAAATGCAAATGGTTTCTCAACTA